TTTGTGCGTTATTACTAAAATATGCGTATGCACCATGACCAGATCCGCCAACAAACCAAGCATCTGCCCTTGCACTTGATGTTACAACAAGTTTTGTATTCCCTGTTGAGCCGTATCCAGAAGGAGAATTTGTCCCAATACCAACAATTCCGCTTGAATCAATGCGGAGTCGTTCGTTTGCATTTGTTGATAAAGCTGCAACACCGCTTGCTGGGGAATACCAAGAAGGAGTTGTCCCTAATGCTGGAGAGCTTGCTGCTCCATTTTCAAGAAGTATCTCTTTACCTCGAATGTCCCCGCCAGATACATCAAGTTTAACAGCAGGACTCGCAACCCCAACCCCAACTCGACCACTCGAATCAATGCGGAGGCGATCCGCGCCAGCGGTTCCGTCATATATCGCAAGGGTTCCTGCATCTGATCTAATTGAATGCAAACGACCAGAAGCATTCGTATCATTTAACACAATCCCAACCCCAACTGCCGCAGAGTCTCCTGCTATGTTTAATCGATAGACACCAAAACTCGTAGCACCAATCCCAACATTCCCACTCGAATTAATTCTCATCGCCTCCACACCACCCTCGCTAAACGCAATCGTATCAGCGGCTGGGAAGAAGATGCCTGTGTTGGTATCACCAAAAGTCGTAATTGAGGGAGCAGCTGCGGTTCCAGCTTGGAATTGAAGCGTTCCAGAAACGGTATCGGCTGCAGTAAATCCCACAACTTCAAGGCTATCCCCAGCAACTGCTGGAGTAGTCAACGTAAACGTGCTTCCGTTGGAAACGTCCACGTCAACGGCAGTTACAAGCTTGGTTCCGTTTTGGAATACGTCCAACTGTCCAACTGTGTAACCCCCTGAAACTGTGAAAGTAGTCTGCCCGGCCGTAGCAGTATAGGTTTGTCTGCGAGCTGTTGCGGGGCCAGCAAAGTTCCCGCTGGTTAACCCAATAACGTCAATGACGTCCCCAACCGCAGCTCCAGTAGCCAAAACAATGGTGGTGCCATTCGACACGTCGACATCCCTAGAAATACCAACGTCGCTATTAACCAGTTTAACCCCGTTTTGAAACACATCCAGCTTGTAGGCAGTGTATCCACCAGTAATTGTGAAAGTGGTTTGGCTAGCGGTAGCTGTGAATGTCTGCCTGACATACATCGTTTGCCCACCTCCACCGCCACCCCCGCTACCGCTAGCAATCGGAGCCCAAGAGCTTCCGTCGTACCCTTCAAATTGATTTAGCGAAGTGTTGTATCGAAGCATTCCTTGGGCTGGAGAGACTGGACGACCCGTTGCCCCAGCCGTAGCGCCTACGGGCATCTTGATTGCACCCGATCCCGTGAAGGAAGCATCCCCAGAGACAGTTAGGCTAGTTGCGGATACAGAAGAAAGAGTAGAACTTCCGCTGGCTCCAAGAGTCGTGAAAGACCCAGAGTTTGGAGTTGTGGCTCCTATCGTCCCGTTGACGTTACCGCTAAGGTTGCCGTTTACGTTCCCAGTTACATCCCCTGCAACATTTCCAGTTACGCTCCCAGTCAACGCACCGCTGACCCCACCAGTAGCTGTTAGCAACCCAGTCACTCCAAGAGTCCCCCCAATCGTTGCGTTGTTGGTGACAGCTGCCGAGTTTAACGTAGCCAACCCAGCCGAGGTCAAAGTGCCAGTAGAGTGAACCCGAGCAGTAGACAATTGAAGAGCCGACGCAGTTCCGTTGCCAGTTTCCACATTGGCTAGAGAAGCTGATATCCCGGTATTGACCCCACCCGTAGGGTCAATTTTTAACAACTCAATATAGGAAGCGTCTAAAGATCTATTAGAAAGAGTTGACATGACTTATGCTCTTTTTAGCGGTTGACATTTCATTGTCAAGATTATGTAAAGAATGGGATCTTGTACGTCGTCCCAGAGATTACTACAGATAAGAACCCTGCTGCTGGCGTATCCCAGAATATCTTGGAAGCCGTGGTATTGGCCGTCCACCCTAACAGAGTGGAAGTGGTTGTCGGCAGGGTGAGCGTTCCAGTATTCACGATCGAAGCTATGGCCGGGGTGGTCAGCGTTGGGGAGGTCGCAAAAACCAAGCTACCACTTCCCGTCTCGTCGGAAACCGAAGACGCAAGTTGAGCGGAAGTTGCAGTCAAAGTGTTATTTGAAAGATTAATCGTCTTGTTGGTTAAGGTATCGGTGGTTGTGCGGCCAACTAGGGTGTCGGTGCTGGTGGGAAGAGTGATCGTACCCGTATTGGAGATAGACGATATTACTGGCGAGGTGAGAGTCTTGTTGGTGAGAGTTTCGGTGTTGGCGATGGTAGCCAAAGTACCAGTCGTTGGGAGGGTGACATTTGTTGCGCCAGTAGACGTCAGAGTTGTGTTAAAAGCCCCGCTGGTCGTTAGGTTCCCGCCCAGAGTGATGGTTCGGCTGGCGTTGTTGACCCCAGTTCCACCATAAGTAGGGCTAACAATTGTTCCCTGCCAGGTTCCAGTGCCAATTGTCCCAACGCTGGTCAAGGAAGAGGCCGTAACACCAGATCCAAGAGTATTGTTTGAAAGAACGTCTGTTCCATTGACCTTGTATGTCTTCCCCGTAGATACATCAAAGTTCTCGGAGGATGTCCAAGCCGCAGTCGCATTGACCCAGTTGAGGGTTTTATCAGTTGCGCCCTTAATCGTGATGCCGCCACCATCAGCAGTAGTGTTTGTGGGAGCCGCAACATCGGCAAGGATGACGTTCTTGTCCTCAACAACTAGGTTGGTGGTGTTGATGTTGGTCGTCGTGCCATTGATGGTGAGGTTTCCGCTGACCGTTAAGTCCCCACCTACTGTTGCGTTGGCCGTGACCGCTAACCCAGTGCCAGAAGCTTTTGTGGCGGAGATTGTATCGGTAACGCCAAGGGTGCTCGAAAGAGTGGTTGCCCCAGTAACTCCAAGGGTAGCCGAAAGGTTTGTAGCTCCCGTAACACCAAGTGTTCCAGTAACAGAAGTATTTCCAGTAAGAGCCGTTGTCCCAGTAACACCTAAGTTGCCACCAATATTGACGTTTTTCTCTACTCCGACGCCTCCCTCAACCACAAGAGCACCAGTATCTTTACTGGTAGATTGAGTTGTTGCCGAGAGAGTTTGAGCCCCAGTAATCGAGAGGTTGCTGACGGTAGCTGTGCCGAGATAGAGGTTTCTCCAGGTCTTAGCGCTTGAGCCTAAATCATAAGTATTGTCGGCATTGGGGAGAATGTGAGAATTGACATCCGCCCCAAAGACAACGTTGTCGGTATTAGCATCGCCAAAGGTAATGGTTCCACCATTAGCCGTCAGAAGACCGTTAATTACAGCGGCTCCAAGTACGGTCAAAGACCCCAGAGTTGCACTTCCAGCTACCTCTAGTGTGCCAGTAGATTTTACGCTAGTAGTAGAGATCTGAAGAGCTGAAGACGTACCGTCACCGTCCTCCACAGTAACTAAAGCAGAACTAAAGCCGTCCGAGCTCGACGTTTTAATCAGCTCGGTGTACGAACTAGCTACTGATCTGCCTGTTAAACTGCTCATAGATTAATAAGTCCCCGTAAGTTCATAGTATTCTTCAACCTTTTCCCATTTAGACAACTCCCCTTCCCAACCAGAAGCACATGGGGTTGTCCCAAGGATCCCAAAATCCCAGGTGTAAGTACTGATCTCAGACCATTCGTAGCTACTGGATCTGTTCCAGTAAATACGACTATATGTGACGTCAAAGGCAAAATCGGTGTCACAGAATTGAACAGCATATGCTTCGGTAGGGGAACATGTTGTTGCAAAAATGGCCATTAGAGTAAGGAACTCACATCCCCAAGGGCAAATGCGGGAGCTTGGACTCGTAGTTGGTTTCTGGCTCCCCCTCGTGCTTCGGATAACTCCTTCTTAAGAATTATCTCAGACCTATTGGCATGAAAGTCAGACACGTTCGGATCTTGGGAGAGAAGCGACAAAACCATTTCTTTCAAAGCTGGGTAGTTCCGAATGTCCATAGCAGATGTATCTAGGTTTTTGCGAAGCCATCGTTTTTTAATTAAGATATTAAAGCAGTCGTCTGGGTAAGAATTTCGGACAAAATAACGTCGTTTCCACGCTCCAGCGGAAAACACTTCTCCTCGGTCTATGAAAACATTTGAGCCAGTCTTTTCTGCCGTGTTGTATCCAGTTCCGTTTTCGTGGTAATCGAAGTTGCGATCAAATACGTTTACGGGTGTATCCCCAATAGAAACTGCAAGAACCGAGCCAACCGCGTTAGGGAGAAGAACTTCTTGCGTGGAATCAACTGTGATTTTGTAATGCTCAATAGTTCCAAACCATTTCCCTTTTGAAAAGAGTGTTTCCTCTGCCGTATTGAGAAGGTTGCTTAACTCCGTTTCAGACATTTTAAGGCCATTGGGTAAATCAAACGCCAGCCTAGCCTTCATATTGCCCAGAGTTCCTGGAGTATAGGTAGTTAAGGCCGTGGAGTATTGAGCGTGGCGCTTGCTTTCCATTTCGGTAACGAGATCTTCTTCAAGATTCTTTACCGCTTCGGCTTCATATTTGGAGGCTGCTTCGAGGTCGGTGCTCAGTAGGCTTAGCACAGCAAGCCTGACGACTTGGTAATTAGTAATAGCTAAGGTTGTCGAGTCCGTACTGGTATAGGTAAACGAAGGAAGCGTGAGACCATCTTTGACACCGTATCGGCCAGCAGACAGCAACAACCTTTTCTTGTCGAGCAACAGGTCAATAGCTCGGTTGATTACGTCCACAAGTTTCCCATCTTCCAGCCGAAGACCATCGGAAAGATCAAGAGCTAGCTTGGATCTGAAGTACCCAAGCGTGCCGTAGGCTGAATTTACTCTTTTTGTTTGGTAGTTGATTCTCCTAGCCGCCTCAATCGCACGATCCGTTTTAACAGTAAGTCTTTCGATAGCCTTATTCTCTAAGGCTTGAGCGAGGTCGAGTTGGTTATTCTCCTCCCGATAAAGAGCTAGGATCATTAGTTTAAGAGCATCCAAGTCATCGATAACCAGCAAATCAGTATCAGCTACGGCGGCCACATAGTTCAACTTGCCCGTAACCTCAACACGTTCAGGAGCGTTACCCTCTATTGAGTACGTTCTAAAATCTGAAGAGGACGAGATAAAATTAAGCGAAAGGATGTCGCCACTATCCGCAAGAAACGCTTGAACGCTGTTGGTCAGAAAACCAGAAGCGGCAGTAGTTGAAGACACTTTGATGGCGCTTTCTAGACCAAATCCGCTGATCGTTGAGATATTCCCAGAAGCCGCTGGGAGGACGAATTGACCGCCACTCACTGTTACTGAGTATCTGGCCAGAACACCAAGCCACGCACGCATACTGTGTAAACGTCGCTGAGCCTCATTAATACGTGCTGTTACACGAGTGTCTGTGGAGCAAACCCCATTGTCCACATAAGGCGATAAAGCAGCCTTTGCTTCGATTAGGGTGACTGGCATTAGGAGACCTTAAAGACTTTTACTCTGAAGGTTTGCGATCCGGGATCTACGGTTGTGAAGTAGTTACACCTTACGACAACGGTGTTAGCCGAAGAAACATAGCCATCGAAAATACACCCGCTAGTAGGGCTAGAGGAGAGACCAATAAGTACAGGGTCGCCCACACTGGCTCCCGCAACAGATAACGAAGTCGTGGAAGTATTGCCAGCAGTTGAGGACCCGAAATTAAAAGTCACGGAACCCTCAAGAATTACATTTTGCGTTGGTGTAGAAAGATACTGAGCATACAAATCAAGAAGTTGTTGAGGTGTTCCGTAGCATGTCTGAGGTGGGAGTGAACCAGAGATTAAGGCCATATCAGTATTTTATAACCCATTTTAAAAACACAAGAGGGGGTAGGTTTGGATGGCTGGCAGAAGTAAGGTCAGAGGTAGCATTGTTGGTAAAAGTATAGTTCCAAGTCAGGGTTAACTGACTACCCAGAGTAGAACCCGATGGCCAACGGCCAGATGTGCTACCATCCCCACCATTACACTTATTGCCCTGCTCGTAATCTCCACCCCAGCTAGTTGACAAGCTATGTGTGTGAGTGTGGGGCTGAAGACCAACTTCTTGCCCAGACAACGTGTAAGCTTCTTGGCCACCCGTAGAACCAATGACCAAGGGGTTTACATTCCCAGGTCTTGAGTTGACTAGACGAAGCGAACTCCCCACACCGCCCATAGTTTCGACGCCAGCAATAGATCTCCCGCGCATATCTGGGAGATTAAAGGTAGTCCGGCCATCCCCTGACCCGTAATAGGTTCCTAATACTGAGAAAAGATCAGCGTAAAGTGACCTGCTGACAGCTTGGCCGTCGCAAGACAGCCAGCCATCGGGGATTGTGCTCCCAGGAAACACGTAAATTGAACCTGGGAAATAGAAACTAACTGTACCAGTTGAAGTAATGCCAGATCCCGAGGTTTTAATATTATTGCCAGCTTGAACTTTTGAAATTGTACCAGCTCCAGAGAAGTTGTTTAGGGTGGAAAGCCTAACTTTCTTTGAAACACCACTAGTTGAAATAGGAAACACAGTGTCGCCAGTTCCGCTTACGATCTCGGGTAAATAAGATATTCTCATATTTTGATAATCCAGTTTAGTAGGAGAAAAGGTGGCACATTCGGGTGAGCCGAAGCTGAAGACCCAGCCGACAGATTAGAGGATGTTTGAATTGTCAGAGGCAACGAAGTACACACTTCCCCAGACGTTGTATTGAAATTACTTCTAGGAGATCCAGTAGAATGATTTGTGTTGTTCCCAGTTCGATTTCTGTCAGTTGGGACAGAGAAAGATCCGCTAATAGAATGGGTATGACTTAGAAGTGGGGCTTGGCTTACCGTTAATGTGTGTTGAATAGCTCCAGCCGTAGATCCCAATGTAGTTGCGTTACTTAAAGTAATCCTACCAGACGAACCAACGCCAGCTCCCATATCTTCCATTCCGAATACGGATCTGCCAGATACATTTGGCAGATTAAAGGTACTCCCAGACCCACCATATGTGTAACCAATACGATTAAACAGATCGGGATAACTTGCGGTTGCTAGGCTACGTCCATTACATATTAACCAGCCACTTGGGTCTGAAGAACCAGCGTAAAGAGACATTAGGCCTGGGCATGAAAACGAAATAGATCCAGAGACGGTGATTGGGTTTGGACTGCAAACAAGACCAGAACCAGAAGAGACTTCCCGAACTGTCCCTTGGTTGATGTATTGTTTTATCTGTAGAATAGAGATTTGTTTGCTTACCCCGTTGTTAATGCACGGAATAACCGAATCTTCCGTTGGGAGGTTAGTTAAAGTTAGGTCGGTTATTTTGAAATTGGCCATATTTACACCTTAATGAGGTAGCTCATCATAATCACGGGTGGCATATTGCTGTGCGAAAGAGATGCGTTAATACCCGATAGATTTGATGTGGTTGCGGTAGACGATATTGTCTTCTGGCTGCCAGAAGCAACCTCGCCAAGATTGGCGTTATCGGAATAGTTTTCAGGAGGTGAACAATCGGGGTCGTCCCAATTTTGAGTATCGTATCGGTTACCACAAACTGACATAGAACCAGAAGCAGTATGAGTGTGGCTCTTTGCTGGTGTTTGCTGGAAGGTTATAAGATGGTTCTCTCTCCCACCAGAGGATCCTAAACTGTAAAAGTTGCCAGAATCAAAGCTGGCTCCGTTAAGTGGACTTGAGTCACTTAAGGTCTGGGCTCGGCCAAAAGGAATGCGGCCACGAAGATCTGGGACGTTGAATGTAGAACTCCCATCTCCAACTCCGTACGTTGTGCCTACTACGGAGAACAAAGAAGCATAGGTGCTTCGAGATATTGCCTGACCGTTGCAGAACAGCCACCCAGAGGGAACCGTGGAATCAACACCAGAATACGGAACAATCATTCCTGGGAGGCTAAAAGAAACTGTGAGTTGCTGTGTTGGGCTGCCTTGAGTAGCTATTGAAATATTCGTCCCTGCGGACACAGAGGTGACAGTGCCACCAGTTACAATATTGATAACGTTCGAAAGAAACGTCTTTCGGGTTATCCCGCTTACTAGAATTGGGACAAGCGAACTCTGTGATGGATTGGTATCCTCGGTTAGGTTGCTGATTAGCGTCGGCATTAGTTCAGCTCCAGAAATTCGCCATTAACCAACTGAAAACCCGACTCGCTTGGATTTTCTACGACAAACTCAACACCAGTATCATCGGTAAGATAATCCCGAACCTCGACGACTCCAGAGACAATGTTGGAAAACACCCCCTGCTCGCACCCACACTCGAGTACTTCACAAGAATCGCTCATGGGCAACCTCCACTAATTTTCTCGATAAGCCGAGAAGCTACAAACATAACCTTTGAGAGAGCAAACTGCCCCTCCCACTCAAAACGAAACTGAAAAGTATGTCCTAGTTTAGCCAGAGTATTACTTGATGTGACACATTCGTTTGGCGGAGAAGGTAAACGTATTTGGGAACGATACTGTTCCTTTACGTTTGCGGGTTGGTAAGCGCCACAAGTGGATGGAGCTGGGATAGCAATTGGGCTCTCTACAGCACTTGAAAAGACAATTGTAAAGTCGTTACCACTCCTCGTAACACTTGATACAGGCATGCCAGCGCTTGTCATTGCGGATTGGAGGGTACCCGCAGTCGTAGTAGACCACGTTTGGAGCGAGGTATTTAGTTCAGCAAAAGAGGATCTTGTGTTACCTAGGCGAACGTAGAATTGATCGGAGGGGTCTGTAAAAGATATTTTCCAGGTTGTCGCAAGCTCTTGAGTCTTCCCCGACAATTGAGTTGTGCTCGCCCCAGCCACAGCAATTGTCGAGGCAATCCCTGTAATGCAGGTTTCAACCTCTGCGCAGGTATTGAACGTATGCCAGTTAAACCAGCACGGGTTCTCGTCTGGCCGCCAATAAGCGTTAACCATAGTCTCACCAGATAGTTCGGAGATCCAAAGATCGCCTCTCTCAAGCTTCTTTAAATTAAAGGGTGTTTTAAAATCAAAGGATCTTGTTTCAATCGCACATCGAATTTTTCGGCTGGAAACCCCAAGCGGAAAGTCAAAGAGAGCCCAAGGATAGTTCTCCCAAAGAAGATTGCTGTTCGACTCTGTGTCGTAAGCAAAAACAAAGCACCTAGGAAGTCTGCGGGTAACTCCAGTAACAAGTTGAAGGGCGTCGACACCAGTCCATACGCCGTCGAATACGGCTGCTCGCTTGTCGGCAAACGTGCCCATCGAGTTAAAATCTAGAACTCCAATGCCCTGGTGAGAAATAGGTCGGAGTCGAATCGGTTCGCTTTCAATATTATCATAGTTCTCTCTTGGGCTAACCGTGAAAAGAAGGCGGTTATCGAAATAGACAGCGGACGTGTCGCCCAAAAGGCTTTCGGTATCAAAATCCATTACTGCGTCCATTTCAGTAGAAACTGGCGTCATATTGTATCCATCCACCTGAGCACGCGCATGTCGATAAGTTCGGAGACCATCTAAACTTCGGAAAAAAAGGTCGTTGTTAATCGTCACAAGCGAACGATCGGAAACAAGCCCGATATTGTCGAGGGTCACACGTTGAAACCCAGAAAGTGTTTTCCAAGTATCTCTTGGATTGGCTACGGCAAATGAGACTGCGCCCTTTTCCCCAAACACAAGTAAGTCCCCCTGCCCCGTGGAGGTATCTGCAATAGGCTGGAAAATCATTCCTCGTATAGAACCCATCTGGGATGGTATTTGGAAATTTCCCCCTTCGTTCAGATAAGCGGTTTCAGTAAACCTTAAAAGGTCGGTTTCTGATCCGCTATTTGCCGCTGACAAATACCCGCCTACACCAGCACTGAATATACCGACTGGAATAGTAAATTGAGTTGGCCCAACATACGTTATCCGCCATGTCCCATTAATGTCTGGCGTAGAGCTGTGGGCTGAAATAGTGATCACATCCCCAGAGGACAAACCGTGGTTACCACTAGTTGTAACAGTAGTAGTTGCGTTAACCGAAGAGGAAATAATTCCGACCTGATTGGTGGATCCGCCATACACTATGTCCCCAGCGGTAAAACTATCTTTGTTGGGGTTTACAACAAACAAACGACCTTGGCCGTAAGCCATAAACGTACCAATTGGGACAGAAGAAATTGCTCCAATTGTATTCGAAGTTCCAATTCCAACTTGATATAAAACCTCACCATCAAAAACAAGTGGGCTATCAACACCATTCTGGATAATCAGAAATTTCTCGGCTTGGCAAAAATAGGCCTTACGAGTTGCATCCCAACGAAATGTTCCAGAGCTGTCTATACCCGTATACCCAGAAACTGGGAGTCTGGCTACATAGCCTTCGACTGGACGGATACGAAAAACGTATCCGCCAGAGCAAGAGATTAAACAAGATTTTGTCGGATCTGTCTTGTTGACGTAAAAGAAGGCGCCTTGAAAGAAATTACCAGTCTTCGTATTCGTTGCATCTCGACCAGTAGTGTATAAAGCCAAGCTTCCAGAATAGTCGGGGTCGTCAGTCAAAAAGATTTGTTGGAAGCCAGGTCTTGTCTTAGCCCGACCCCCTCGAAAAGTAATATTAATCCCTAGGCGTACGGAGTTTGGGTCGGAGATTTGAGGAGCCAAAGATGAGTCCATCCCGCGTGTCCAATTATACTGCCCATCATAGAGAGTAAGATCTGGGG